ATATGAATGGTGTAATGTTTGCTGATGATAGTGAGTTTGATATCCAGATGGAACTTATGGAGGATGACTTATGGTAAAAAGAGATAGAGAATTCGATATATTGTTGAAAGAGTTTTTGAAAACAGAAGGTAAGAATTTTTCAAGTAAAGAAGAGGCTACCGAAGTATTTGAGCGTATTTACGATTTGGTCGATGCAGGTTATGAGATAGATGCCTCTCTTAGCGATCTTATTGATGCGATAGATGAAGGGGATATGAGTGTTTTCGATAAAATTAGTGCCTTACGTGAACTTCATGAGGGAAATAGAGATGCTTTAGATAGGGCTGTAGAGTTGGAAGAGGATATCATGTATTCAGATAATGATGAAGATGCTGAACAGATGATAATAGCGGATGTTCTGGCTGAATATTATAATAAGGCGGGAATGAATGAAGAAGCTGCTAAACTGTATGAACTTATGTTGATGGCGAATCCAACGGATTTCCATGAGGTTATAGATCTCTTGACTCTTATGTATGTTCGTTTGGATAGAGAGAGTTTACTGATGGATCATATTAGTTGCTTTGACTATGAAGATTCAGAAGCTACATTGTTATTGTTAACTATCTTTAGCATAAATCAAGAAAAATTTGACGAAGCACATTATTATATGACTAAACTCAAAAAACTTAATAAGTACACTGGTAGTATATTTAAAGGTGGATTCAATAAAGTTCTAGATTATATAGTAGGAAATCCGGACAATGTGAAAGGTGCTAATAAGGAAAAATTTTTTGAAATGCAATTTGCAGCTAGTATATCTAAAGAATACCTTACTAATAAATACCATTATGAATTGTTAGAGAGAATTTATAGAGCAGATATTGAGAAAAAACAACTTCTTATTGTAGAAGGACGCAAGTCTATATCTAAAGAAACGATGAAAGAAGATCCTGTCTTTAAAGGTATGGAAAAACAATTGAATAAGTTTATTGATGTAGAATTGTATAATAAAGAAATTATTGAATGTTTTACAGAAAAAGAACTGAAAAGTCTAGATGGTATCGGAGTAGGTATTAAAGCAGCTTTAGGCGGTGTATCACAAGTTATCATGGCTTTTGGTGCAGCGCTTAAAACAGCAGGAGTGGCTAACATCCTAGCCTTTGGTGCTGCGGTTGGTATTGCTGCAGTCGGTATTGGAGCAGGAGTAGCTATTATCGCCGCTGGCTTTGCTCTTTTGGCAACTCAAAGCCAAGGAATAAGCGCAATCATTGGAGCGGTAGGCCAAGCCTTTTCTGCCTTTGCAACAGCTATTATCGGCGCATTCGCACAAGCGATTGTAACGGTAGCGGGAGTACTTCCGACAGTTACATCGGCACTTGCTGGGCTATCTCCGTTAGTCGTAGCAGTAGGGCAAGCAATAGCGGCAGCATCTCCATTCGTTACAGCCCTAGGAGAAGCATTTACATCTATCATCTCTGTGCTTCCGCCAGTTATCACAGCTTTGACTGAGGGCGCAGCGGCTATCGTAACAGCATTAACACCTATCGTTGAGATTGTAGGGAATGTGTTTACTAATATAGCTCAAATCGTAGCAGACGCTATCGTTAAGATTGTTCAAGCTTTAGCGCCGTTTATGCCCGCTGTTTCGGAAATGGTACAAGCATTAGCTCCTGTACTGCAGTCAATTGTCGAAGCATTTACGACGCTAGTTAGTCAGATAAGCCCAATCATCGACAGTATAGCTAACCTCTTTAAGAGCTTGGGCGAAAGTATCAAGACCGTGCTTGACGGTGCTAAAGGCGTAATCGAAAGCTTTGGCGGAGCAGTAAGGAATATCTTAGACGGTATATCTGGGATATTTGATGCAATTGGAAACGCTGCTTTAAATGCTGGTAAAGGCTTCAAACTGATGGCCGAGGGCGTAGTCATGATTACCAAGACAAATCTTGGTGATATGGCAGCCAGTCTAGCGGCGGTCGCAACCGGTATCGGAGCTATCGCAGCTAACGGAGCGGGAATAGCAACTGCAGGGAATGGCATGAAAGCACTAGGTCAAGGAATGGCAATGGTACAAGCATATAGCGCAAGCGCTTCTGCTTCGCTTATGTCAGTATCAGCAGTGCTTCCTGCTTTAGCTTCTGGATTTTCAGCATTAGCACCAGTTATTGCCAGTGCTATGGCTAGAGCTGTAACAAGCGTACAGTCTGGCATGACCTTGATAGTGACGGTCATTGTTTCAAGCGCAGCTCGTATGACTGCAGCAGGACTACAAGCAGGCCAAGGTGTATCTCGTGGAGTTACCAATGGTATCCGGTCTGGTGTAGGTCAAGCTACAAGCGCCATGAATACTCTTATATTGTCTGTCCAACGTGTCGGAAATATCGGCGCCAGGAACATGGTTAATATCGGCACTCAAATCGGAAACGGCCTAGCTCGTGGCATGATTGCCGCTTTGCCAGCGGTCACATCAGCGGCTAATGCGCTCGTGGACCAGGCAGAGAGAGCGGCAAAAGCTAGAGCAGATATCCATTCGCCATCCAGGCTCTTTAGAGACCAAGTTGGTCGGTATATCGCTCAAGGTATAGCTGTAGGTATTGAGCAGAATACCTCAGATGTGGTAGACAGTCTTGACAAAGTCCAGCGAGAAATGATGCGCTACAGCTTCCATCCAGAGAAAATGATCAGTCAATCTGCAGGATCTATCACAAGTCAAGTGCAGCTTAAATCAGCCAGTGATCGATTGCAGGGTGGCCAAAATAAGAGCGTCAAGGATAAAGCGGATGAATTTCTTCGCAAGGCGTTAGAAGTGGCAGAGGAAGCCGTGAAGAGACCTGTCTATACTGTTCTGGATGACGGCACACTAGTAGCTAAGACAGGAGAAAAATTCAAAAACTGGCAGGATAATCAAAACTTTATTCGCAACAGGATGAGAGGGGTGGAAATTTGACAAAAATCATGACTTTCAACGGAGTTGATATGTCCAAGTATTTTAAGGTCTTGGATGTTATTATCCCGATAGGAAACACAAGGAGTATCGCAACAAGCGACGCTCCTTTTTTGGGCGTAAACGTTCAAAATGTCAAAATCGGACCCAAGAGAATTAAAGTTAAGATCAAGATGCAAACCAGGACTCCGGAAGAGATGGAAGGACTGAAAGATGAACTTGCTGGTGTACTGAATGTATCTGAAGCAAAGCGTATCACTTTCAACTTCAAGCCAGGTAAGTACTACATGGGCTTTGCTTACGATGACATTACTCCAGACAATATTACTCGCTGGCTACAAAAAGCAGAAATTGATTTTTTGATCCCAGACGGCGTGGCACACTCTACAACTTACAAGCGTGTAGTGGACTATGAAGAAAAGCAAGGCAAGATGGTCTTTGCGATTGATAATAAGGGGACAGCAGACGCTTATCCAATTATCACATTTAAAGCCAATGACGAAAACGGCTATTACGGCCTTGTGAGCGAGCGGTTTGCTTTCGAGGCCGGAAGTATCGAGGAAGCCGATATCGTGCCATATAAGCACTCTGAAATCCTCTGGGACTATGTTACTGGCGAGGGTATTATCAAGGGTCTTGCGGACGGTCAGAAGAATGTAGCAATCCTGAATGATAATTCCCAAAACTTGAACGGAACACTAGCCATTCAAAGCGTTTGGGGCAGACCTCATTTATCCCTTGCTAATCCTGGAGGTGGCCCTCTTGGAAATCACGCTGGATCAGTCACTTGGGAAATTCCCGCTGATAGCGTAGGAGAAAAGGGAGCGCTTCATGAGTACATATGGTGGAGACAAATTTTCTGGGTTAATCCAGCTAATCAATATGGCTTTATCAAGATTTCATTTACTGGTGAAAATGGCGAGTTCCTCTATGGCGTTGAAACCATTAAGCGAGGGAATGGCCTGAATACAGAGTATAACTTCCTTGCTGCTAATGGAAGCGGCAGCTATAAGCTGGTTAAGCAATGGACGTTCTGGCCGACTCACAACCCAAGCGAAAATCCGTTTAACAAAGATAGCGGTCAATCCGACATCTTACGCAGAGACGACGAAGTTCAGCTGTTTTGGAATGGTTCGTATCAGAAATTCAACGTCCCTGAAATTAAAGGCAAGAAGTCTATTAAAGTCCATGTTGCTATGGGAGCTTTTGGCGATAAGCCGCTCCCAACACACATGTATTTAGACAGCATCGTTTATCGAAAAGACTTTGTGAATGGCACAAAAGACATCCCTAACAGATACGCTGCAGGAAGTACGCTTGTCATTAACAGTGAAAATGACAGTGTATTTCTGAACAATCTTCCGAATCTGGATCAAGTAGTTGATGGCTCTCTATGGCCGGTCATTCCACCCGGTAAGTCTGAAATCGAAATCTTGCAGTCTAATTGGGCGAGGAAAAAACCGAGTGTGACGATTGAATTTGAAGAAAGGTGGCTCTAATGCTTTTAACAATCCACGATAGCGCCTTGGAAAAGGTCGCTTTTATCGATAACGACAAGCAGACCACCTTGAATTTCTTTAACGACAAGTGGACACGCTCGCTTGAAAGTGCGACATCAGTCTTTGAGTTTTCGGTTTTTAAGAAGAAAATCCAGTCTGACACATACGTCGAACAAGCCTATAAGCACCTCAATGAGCGTGCTTTCGTTAGCTTTAAATACAAAGGCCGGTCTTATCTCTTTAACGTGATGAAGACCGAGGAAAACGAGCAGATTATCAAGTGTTACTGCGAAAATCTAAGCCTCGAACTCATGCTCGAGTATCAAGAGGCGTACAAAGCCCCTAAAGCCATGACTTTTGAAGAGTATTTGAAAACATGGGGAATTCTTAGTGTCGCTAAACTTGATTTAGGTATCAATGAGCTAACAGATCAGCGCAGAGCGTTGCAGTGGGAGGGGCAAGAAACCTCTCTCGCTCGCTTAATTTCTCTGGCTCGCAACTTTGACGCTGAAATTGAGTTTGAAACTCACTTGAAGTCTAATAGCCAGCTCGACCGCTTTGTAATGAATGTCTACAAGGCACATAGCGCAGACAATCAAGGCGTCGGACGTAAGCGAAACGATGTTGTCTTGAAGTATGGCAAGAATGTGCGAAGTATTAAGCGAAGTGTTGACAAGACGCAACTATACAACGCTATCAAGCCCGTTGGGCGCAAGGAAGAAACCAAAGAGACATCAACCAAGGTCGCTAATCCGTCAGCTACACAAGCGGCGAATAGTGGGAAGAAGTATGGCGGTGGCGGTTTAAACTATGCTGGGCATCCTATGAGCGCTGCAATAGTCCAAACTATCTTAAATCTCTGTGTGCAGTACAACATTCTGCCATCTGGGATGATATGCCAGCTCTATCTCGAAAGCTTCTGGGGCGCTTCTAACGTGGCTAGAATTGATAATAACTGGTCAGGTATGTCTGGCTCTGCTCAGACACGTCCAAGCGGTGTCAAGGTCACGACAGGAAGTGCTAGACCGGCCAACGAGGGCGGAACATACTTCCACTATGCTAGCGTAGATGACTTTATGAAAGACTATGCTTATCTGCTGGCCGAACAGACTAGCGGCGGCCGCAAGTTCTACGGTGTCAAAGGCAAGCAGAACATCGAAGACTACACTCGTGGCCTTTTTCGTGTCGGTGGTGCACTATATGACTATGCGGCTGCTGGATATGGCCACTATATCGCTCTCATGCGAGATATCAGAGGTGGTGTCAATCGGTCTAATGGGAACATTCTAGACAAGCTAGATGACCTATGGAGACAGCCTAACAACCAATTAAGCAGCCCTAATCAGCCAGTGACTAGAGTAGTCAAAGCCGATAAAACAATAGCTGTTATCAACGAAATGAAAGGCCTACAAGGTCGGACAGTCGGTAGCGGTCAATGTTATGGCTTAGCCGCCTGGTATTCCATGAAGTTAGGAGGCCCTGGCCTTGGCGGTGGCGTAACTGGTTTTTCTGGAAAAGTCGGTGCTGGTATGGCTGCGGCTTACATCGGCACAGATTATGCTTGGGCTAATTTTGGTTGGTCTGTTGTCCGTCCTCGTGGAACTAATGAGCTAAAAGCTGGTGCATTAGCAAACATCAAGGCTTATAACGCTTTTCTAGGAACTGGACAGTATGGCCACGTTTCCATCATCATTGCCAATAACGGAAGCACCGTTACGGTACTTGAGCAAAACTATGCCGGTCGTCAGTATGTGACGCTAGGAACATATAACGCCCAAGCATACCTGGGAGCCATCGAAACACTCTGCTATCCACCAGAACTAAAAGCTGGTAAGACAGTCGAGGGCAGGACAGAAACAGGTGGCACGGTTGATGTTCCGGTGCCAGAGATAGAACTTAAAGAAGTAACCGTCAGCACCACACAGGTTGTCATAGACCCTAAGAAAAAGCAAGAATGGAAGAATGAAAAAGGCGAAGTCGAGTTCTACCTCAAGGATAGCTTGCTATTCGCCCCACTATCCAAACAACTGTATCCGTCAGTTTTGACTGGTACTGAGACAGGCGATAACTGGATCCGCAAGGACATGGAAGTCGATACAGATAGCGAAGAAGTGCTTATCTCCACGGCCTTGCGTAATCTGAGGAAATATTGTTATCCAGCTATCACGTACGAAGCAGACGGATATTTTGACTTGGATATCGGCGATACTGTCAAAATCCAAGACACGGGCTTTAGCCCTATGTTGGTGCTGGAAGCTCGTGTCAGTGAGCAACAAATCAGCTTTACGAATCCGAGCGAAAACAAGACGGTCTTTGCGAACTTCCAAGCCTTGCAGAACAAGGTATCTGATAGCTTGCTGACTCGCATGGCTAAGCTTGC